ATTCCATCCCTGCGAACCAATCTGGAATACCGTAGTGAGTGAAAGTAGGCTCGTATGATTTGAAGTGTACTATGCTTTGTTCAAAGCCGTCTATTCGCTTAAAATTAGGGTAAAGGGGTATCTCTACTAATTTCTTCTTTTCCTGTCTTACGTTAGCCCAATTGGGATGTAGGAATACACTCTCACCGTTCTTGCTTAGTCTCGCTTGTGTATAGTCTTGATGGAATAGGTTAATAAACCCCTGACCTTTGACTATCTTTAGGTAAGCGTTACCAGAACTCAACTCGTCAAATACTATTTTCTGGAATACTTGCTTTAGAGTTTCCCCCCTGTTGTTAGCCTGTAAAAAGAAGCTGTTTGTAGAATCGCTATCGGAAATAAACCCCTTTCCCGTTATGTATATTTTCTTGTAGTTTACTATTCCCCTATGTATGGGGCTTCGCCTTGTGATACTTGCTACGCCTTGCGGGAATAGGTTATCATTACCGAAAGGTATCCATGCATTGTTACTGCCAAAAGTCTTCTTGAATCCCTCTGTGGGTTCTAGGTGGGAATTTAGAATCGTTGACTTTACCCGTTGGGCTTTTGGTCTGCCGTTGGCGTTACCTGTTTGCCCCTTCTTAAATTGTCCTTTATTCACCTGTTAGTTGCCTGTTAATTTTACAAAGTTAGCAAAAAAAAGGGGGCTAAATTGCCCCCCTCTTTCGCTTTCGGGATTACGTCTTGGAAATTCCTCGAACTCCCAACTCGTATAGCTTTGCCAATTCCTTCTGTGTAGCATCTTTAAGGACGTATTTCTTGTCTGCCCATACCTCACAACTTTGGTAAGCCTTTTCGACTTTAAACTTAACCTCAGACATTATACTGGAACTGTGCCTGTGAATACTCTAGACTTCTCACCATCTACGCTTGAAAGCATAACTATCGAAGCGTTAGAATCGGTAAATGCCTTTCCTGTTGCTGATGTATCACTTGAAATTCGCATTGGCCTTTCCAATAATGCTACTTCTGAGTAACCACTTGTCCATTGGTTGCCGTTGCCATCTTTAACGATTGCAATTAGACCACATGGAGAAGCATCCATAATCTCTTGGATAGCTGCTCTGGAAGCTGAAGTCATTTTTGTTATTTGAAACTCTACCTCGTGAGTTGCTGAAACTGCACCCGTATCGCTACGCTCTACATTTTCACTGAACTCTGCGGTGTCTTGCTCGAACTCGAATTTATAGAATACCTTAGTAGCTACCATTGTGACGGCTGTGTAATCTTCACCTGTTAAGGTGAATGAAGTAACGTCATCAACATTAGCCAAATGTACTTCTAAAAGTCCACCCGAACTGCTCTCGCATACTTTGCTGAAACCTGCTGTTAGTGTCATATTGTTTATGTATTAAAAGGGGGTTTTTACACCCCCTATGATTATGCTGAAATGTTTGTTACTGCCAACTCGTCATTCTTGTACTGTGTACCGATTGCGTAAGTTGCTCGGAAACGGTTAAGAATTAAATCTGGGTTGTACCAGAAATTCGCTGTTGCTTCTCCACCTAAGTCTGTTCCTATTGCTACGTTCTTTGGAACGTGTAGAACAATTCTGTGTGGGTCTGTTGCTAGTGAATCTGCTGAAATGTGAGTATCCCATTCTCTGTGAACGATAATTGGGTAACCATCGTAAGAAAGCATGTCCTCACCATCTCGTAGAACACCGTCTGCAATTTCTGTTCCTGTGCTTCTCAATGTAGCACGATAGTTATCTGCATAACTTCCAGAAATTTCAAGTACTGCTTGTCCTTTCAATTCTCGCAATTCGTCTGGACTTGCATCAATAGCTGCTTGCATCTGTGCTGTCGCTGCATCTGCTGCTAGTGCTCCAACTGGTCCAACAATTTGCTGTCCTGCGGGTAGATTTGTGTAGTTCTTGAAAATTCCGTTGTAAATATCGTAATCTGCTGAACCACTCGCAGTATCATTGAACCAAAGTTGACGTGAATTATCACGCTTTAAACCTTTGCCCATTATCTCTGCAATGATTTCCTGAAGCATTGTGCCATCAAGATTATCAATGTCGTTACCTGCTGCTAACCAATCTCCAACAATGGTGTTGTAGAATGTGTTTGCTTCTTGCTCAACTTCTGCCTTAACTCGACTCATAACGATTTCTCGTTGAGTAAGTGTAGAACCTGTTGAACCAGCAAAACCAGAAGCATACGCTTTGGTAATTTTCTCTAAACTTGCGAATTTCTGTAGTTTGAAACTCGACTTTACATTAAGCATTACATCAAATCTGCTTATGTCTTGGTCGCCTAAAAATAACGGCTGCAAGAAGTATTTATTTACATCTTCTCGGCTATACGTCAAGGCGGTGGTGATTACATCTGCCATCTTTTCTCTTTTTTAAAATTTGGATAAAGTGTTTTTTAATTTATTTGCTGCTTTGTCCCAATCGCTTACAGGCTTGCTTTCAAGTTCTGCACTGATTTCGGGGTCAGCTTCTGGTGTTACCTCTACTGGGTTTGCTTTGCTTCGTTCCAACTCGGCTTTCAACTCTGCAATTTCCTTGATTAAGGCTTCATTCTGTACTTCATTAACTACTTCCGCAGCTTCTTGGACTACCTCTTCTTTCACCTCTGGGGTGTCGGATTTAGTAACCAAATTGGTAACACCCGTCAATATTCTATCGAGGGTGCTCGGCTCATGGTTTTCTTCCATTTTAGTTTCAATTTGATTTGTGATTCTTTCGGGTACTTGTGGCAACCCTGCTTCCATTAATTCTTTGTTTGATACACTTGCTGCTGCTTTTAAAGGCTTGGTAATTGAATCTACAAAGCCGTATTCCTTTGCGGTTTCAGCACTCAGCCATTCCTCTTGAGCCATTAGGTTTTTAAGAGAATCTTTACGCATACCAGTCTTACCCTTGTATATCGACACTAATTTGTCATCGAATTTATCTAACTCGGTTGCTGTGTCTCGTAATTCTTTGGCGTTTCCAACTACACCTGTCCAAGTGTTGTGGATTAGAAAGAAATTATTTTCGCTTATCTCTACTTCATCTGCACCCATTGCGATTACCGTTCCTGCACTTGCAGTCCATCCGATAATCTTAGCAGTAACCTTCGAAGGGTGAGTAGCAAGCAAGTCATGGATAGCAAAACCATCACTAACACTACCACCCAAACTATCAATATTAACTTGGATATGTGGAGTAGTAATTGCATCAACTTCATTCTTAACGCTCGCAAGGGTGTTACCCTCTCCGAACCAATCTTCACCAATAGAGCCAATTATATTGACCTCTGTGGTATCGTCTGTTACGTTGAAAACTATCATAGCTGACAAAATTGCCAACTAATCAACTCTAATCTGTTCTAAGAATCTATATTATTTTATCGTGGTTCACGAAACCCCTACCCCATACACCTTTAGGACATCGAAAATCTATTACTGAAGCCTTTAGAGTTATATTACACCCGCACCCACCTTTCTTACGTTGACATCTGCCTGTGTACTTTCCTTTCAAATGTGATATAGGACACTTCTTACAGGCTTTTAACCTTTCCTCTCGTATATCTTCATTCAGATTAAGAATATAGCTTACACCGCCCCTTATTACGTCTATTATGGCTGTATGTGTTTATAGGTGTATATGATGTTGTTTACCGTTGGGAAACTTACATCGAACTCGGCTGCAATGTCTGCCTTTATCTGGAAACAACTTTCACCCCCTCGCTTCTTTAGCCTATCGTAATACTCATTCTTAATAAGATAGAACTGTGCTTGTTTAGGATTAATGATTCCACTCTCGAACATGAACTCAACCACCTGTGAGATATCACAACAGTCGAATTTACTTTCTATCACGTCAATTATACCTGCTTCTAAATCTGGTTTCAAAACTCTACTAATTCTGCGTTAATACTTACTTCGTCTTGGGTTTCTGTTATATCTTCTTCCACTACAACTACCCTTTTATCGTTTACCCTTTCCGCTATGATTGCACCTACCCTTTCATCACTCATGGCTGCTTGGTCTTGGATTACCCCTTGATTGAATGACCTGCTTGGTGGGGGTAAACTAACACCCCTCTGTGCTTTAACTACTCCACCTTTAGCAAAGGCTACACCGCCCCCTGCTTGATTAATAGAACTCAATAAACCCCCATACATCTTAGTGGATTTCTTATTGATAATTGCTTCACCGCCTTCTGCTTCGTGAGGTACTCCACCCACTGCGAATTTAACGCCCCCATTAGCGTGTGAGTTGCCTTGTATCATTCCACCAGATGAAGCGGGTAAAACTCCACCTTTAGCGAACTGTTGACTTGCTATGATTGCGATTTGTGCTATTCCTACTGCTGCATTAATAGCTGCGAATATTGCACCCAAAATCGGGTTTCCTCCCGCAGCGGAAAAAGCACCGACAACAGCTAGTGCTGTATTGATTGTGGCTTGTATAATTGCTAAAGTTTTCTGCTCTTCAAAGGCTTGTTTCCTTATTCGCCTTTCTTCTCTTTGTGCTTTAACATCTAGGGCGTGTTTCTTTTCTCGGTAATCGGTTTCACTGAGAATGCCATCCCTCAACTGTTCCTCTAATATAGTTTG